ATCCCAATAAGGATGTTATTAATTTACTAAAAAAAAATAAAGATAAAATAGTGTGGGAAGTTTTATCGGGAAATCCTAATGCAATAGAATTACTAAGAGAAAATAAAGACGAAATAGATTGGGAAGTTTTATCGGGAAATCCTAATGCAATAGAATTACTAAGAGAAAATAAAGACGAAATAGATTGGGAAGTTTTATCTGGAAATCCTAATGCAATAGATTTGCTAAAAAAAAATAAAGATAAAATAGTGTGGGAAGTTTTATCGGGAAATCCTAATGCAATAGAATTACTAAGAGAAAATAAAGACGAAATAGATTGGGAAGTTTTATCAGGAAATCCTAATGCAATAGATTTGCTTAAAAAAAATAGAGACGAAATAGCGTGGGAAATTTTATCAGGAAATCCTAATGCAATAGATTTACTAAGAGAAAATAGTGACGAAATAGATTGGGAAGTTTTATCTGGAAATCCTAATGCAATAGATTTATTAAGAGAAAATACAGACGAAATAGATTGGGAAGTTTTATCTGGAAACCCTTCAATATTTTATTATTAAATATATATATATATTGTAAATGAATAATGAATGTAAAATGCAAATTTCGTAAATTATCCAAAAAATTTGAACCATATCCTATATAATCTTTTATTAGCGTGATAAAGACTCATTTTATTTTTTATATTATTTACTTTTTTTTCAACTAGTAAAATATCATTTTCATATAAATCGGCGACATTATCTAAAATTATAGAAACTATATCGTTGCCTAATAATAATAAATAATTATTCATTTATTTAATATGTAAGTTACTAGTTTATACATTATATAAAAAATACATTACAAATAATATAATAATGGTGAACTATATAATAAAAATTGAATGTACTCATAAAGATAATTTTGCATTTAATGATAATATTATTAAGAGAGCAAATAGCAGTTCTCAAAATCCACCAGATATAACATTGGGATATATATCATGTATTTTCCCTTATATTAAAAATATTACAATTGTGTATACAAAAGTTAAAAAGTTTACAAAAAAATATTTAGAATTTATATGCAATAATGATAGAGAATTGAGCGATGTAGAATTTATAAACTTTATGGATGTTTTAAAAAATATAGGATTCTCTTGTTGTAATAAAAATACAATAATTACATATAGCAGAATAAATAACGATAAAAATACAGATAATTATAAAATTGTAGATATTTTAAAATATAATTACAAATCTTTGAAAAAAATAGAAGTAGATGGTAAACTTAAAAATTACAATAGTAAAAACGAGAAATATTTATTAAATATCTGCAAAAATATTATTGTATAATGAGATGTGGTATTAAATGTGTTCTATAATATATATGCATATTTAATTCAATTTCTGGATGATATACATTTTTCTTATTAATATCCTTTCTTTCATAATTTTTTATTTGTTTTATATTAGATAATTCTGTAGGAGTAATATATTTTAAATTATTTTTAATAGCAATTGTTGGAAACAAAGCATCTATATAAAAAAGTGTATCATTTTTAGTAGCATAATAATTAATGCATTCTATCATTTCCTTTGAAACACGTACAGAATTCATAGAACCACTATAATAAGGTTCATTATAGTCTATATTTATATCATCCCATTTCCACAAATTTGTGCGTGTATTATCTGTATTGGGATAATATAAATTAGATAATAAATCTTCGTTGCTATATTGGTTATCAATTTCTATAAGAGTATTTTCTTCGTAAAAAAATACATCATCTTCTAAGAACCATATGAATTCATAATTTTTATTTTCAACACCAAAATAATATAATGCTTTATCCCAAGCATTTATTATTTTATTTGATTTAAATTCTGCATTTACATAACCATTTGATTTACATTTTTCATCATCTATTTTTATAAAATTAATATTTTTATAATCATATTTGAATTTACTTAAATCAAAATTATTATCATCAACTATAATATATATATTATAATTATTAAATTTATTTAAAAATTCACACCATCTTTTTTCAGGATTCTTACTTATTAAACAAAGTATATTCATAATTTATCTAATATATATTTATATAAATAAATGTGTAAATCGCAAGTATTAAAAAATATAAATATTATATTTACACAAAAATACCAATGAAATTAAAAAGTTCTATTATTTATCTATTATTTATCTATTATTTATCTATTATTTATAAAAAATATTAAAAAATGACAGCGTGTTTCTAATATTGTTCATACACTAATTGGATAATACTTTTAAGAACTTTCAGTTTTTAATAGAGGTTCTCTCTTATTTATCCTTCACTGTTTTTAAGTAAACTTTAATCGTTTATATTATATAAAAGCATCACCTATTTATAGTAATTAATAATGGCATCGGTTACATCTTCTATTAAGGCTACAAGAAAGGAAGTTGTAATAAATGATTATAAATCTGCAGAAGCTAAAAATAAACTTCTATATTTAGAAGGGGATGATACTGCAACTTCAGAATATATCTATCCTAATCAAATAGAAGATGGTGCAAATATAGTAGAAAAATTTTATAATAGCGATGTTAGAGTTATAAGTATTCAAAAACTAACTAAGGTAGGTGCTGATGGTCTTATGATTGAAATCGCAAAAGGTTTAACTACACATATAGACGATGATTTTGCAGTAAATCCGGCAAATGTTAGATTTATAACAGGAATGAGTAATGCTGGTTGGGAAAAAGAAATGAAAGATAAAGTACCTAATTGCTTTAAAGATAAAATTTTTCATCATGGCAAATTATCTAAATCTGAACTTGCAAATCTTAAAGATAGTTTGATTATTATCGACGAAATAGATACTGCAAATGGTGAAGGACAAGTTCTTCATCGTATATTAAAAGAAGCAGGTTTATTGAATATTGAGCATATGAAAAATAATAACAATCGTTTTGTATTTATTAGTGCTACAATCATTAAAGAATTATACGATTTATATAGTTGGGGAACTTTACACGAAAGTTATAATATGACTATTCCTAAATCCTATATTGGACATAAAAAATTCTTAGAATTGGGAATAATTAAAGAATTTTATCCTCTAGATACTGATAAAAATATTGATAAATGGATAAAAGAAGATATTTTAGATTATTATGGAAATGATTATAGAGTTCATATTGTTCGTCTTAATGCAAAAACAAAAAATATAGATATTGTTCAAAATGGATGCATACGCAAAGGAGTAGCTTTTAAAAATAATACATCAGAAAACCCTCTAACAAAAGAAGAAATAACAGAACTTTTCATAAAACCTTTAACAAAACACATTGTTATGTGCGTAAAAGGTTTCTTTCGCAGAGCAAGTCTTATTCCAAATCGTTGGAAACTTCGTATAGGTGCTACTCACGAACTTTATACAAAAGAAGTTAACTGTAATGTTCAAATCCAAGGTCTACCAGGACGTATGACTGGATATTGGAAAGATGAAATTGTTGTAAAAGGGCATAAAACAGGACCTTATAGAACATCTGTTCGCGCTGTAGAACAATATATAAATATATATAATAATCCTTTTGGTGATAATTCTTATCAATGTGCAGGTTTTAAGAAGAAAAATGGTAAGGTAATTGCAAAACCATCAATGCTTTCTGCGAAAAATATAGATAATCTCAGTGCAGTTAAACTTCCCGATTTAAATGAGGGAGTATTCGAAAGAGGGTATAAAATATTTAAAACTCAAAAAGAAAATGAAATTTACGCTAAAGAATTTGGAGCAAAAAGAGAATCGGTATATAATGTGACAGATGACGGATTTAAAATATGTACAACTACTTCACATCCTAGAATTCATTCATTAGAAGAGATTATTAAAATTGCTAATTCTCCTACATTGGGTAGTAATTTAGATAAGGGAATTGTAGAATTAAATATAGGAGAATATGCTTATCGTAGATACGTATGTTACGAATTAATAAATGATAACACAACAGAGTGTTATGTAACTAGTTGGATAAAACGATTAAAACATAATTAATAAAATTGTATGTATTGTTGTATGTATTATTATCTGTAATATTTTTTATATTAAATTTAAAAATTGATAGATAGTTATGTTACTATGTTATTATGTTACTATATATAACAAAGTTGTTATAAACGCAATATTGAAATGTCTTCAATTTCTTTAATAGATATTATCAATATAGAATATTCTTTGGGTGAAAAGATTTTATATGATTATAATATGTTTAATACAATATGTATCAGCAATACTTGCTCTACATTTAACAAAATTGCAAAGGACGATGTAGCAAAACATCGCAATAAATATTATTGCGAGCATATTCCTAAAAAAATTGAAGAAGCTATGAAAATGTTTACTTATTCGGAGCTTGGGATTACAACTAAAAAATATATGAAACTTATCCCCATTAAATATCGCAATAATTATATGAACTTTTCTAATATGGATAGAGAACATTATCTATCTATATATGAATCAACTATAGATGCTCTTGGAGAGAAAATAAATAATAGCATTTATTACGAGAATATTCTTAGGCAAATGATAAAACAATTCAAATATTATATTATACTTAGTAATAATAATAATTATATATGGTACGGATTATATGGTAATCTTTATAAAAAAATGATGATAGAGCACTATGTATTTATAATATCTATAATGAATTATGTATTGAAGAAAAAAGATTTTGAAGGAGAAGAACATCTTATTGCAATGTTGCAACATCTATTCACAGAAGAACTCATAGAAATCATAGAGTAAGCAGAATGATAATATATGTTATATATTTTTTAGACTTTATAGAATATATATTCTAAAAAATAATAAAAATATAAAAAAATGATAAAAAAACAAGAATATACACAGTACATCACTTACGTGTAATATACAATAAATGTTATCAATTACATTGATAGATATTATCAATATAGAATCTTCTTTAGGTGAAAAGATTTTATGTGATAATAAATTATATAGTATTATATGTTGTAATAATACATGTTCTGCATTTAACAAAATTACAAAAGTCGAAATTTCAAATCATCGAGAAGAATATTATAAGGTACGCCTTCCTAAAAAAATTGAAGAAACTATTGAAAAAAAAATGTTTGCTTTATTAAAAAATAAATATAACTCTAATGTTTATAAAAAACCGAAAGAGTATGAAGAAGATTTACAAGAATTGGCTTTAAAGATAAATGAGAAAAACTATGATAGTATTCTAGAAAAAATGATAAACCTATATCAAGAAAATGTTAGAGATTATGATATGTGTTGCAATATAACGCCTACGTGTTATATATCTGGTGTATTAATGAAAGAGTTTTATAATTTCATAAAATTTCGTATGAATTACGATTTAAAAAGAGAAGAATTTGACAATGAAGATATAACTATTTGTGATATGATTAGATTATACAATAAGATGTAGAAAAATCTTTGCAAACTAATTATATATGTTCTAAAAATATACTAAAACTATAAAAAATGATGGATTACCTAATTTATTTTATTGCCTACCAATTAAATTGATAGAGCCACTAGAAAACCTTAATAAATCTTCATAAGGTTATCTTTGTCGCCAACAAGTCGCAGAAATCATCGCAATCGCATCATTCGAGAGTATTTGAAAGTTTAACAAAATGTCATCAGTTTCACTGATAGATATTATTAATATAGAATATTCTCTTGGAGATAAGATTTTATCTAAGAATAGAGCATTAACTACAATGCGTCTTAATAATACTTGTAAACTTTTTAATAAAATTACAAAAGACGAAATTTCAAATCATCGAGAAGAATATTATAAGGTACTCCTTCCTAAAAAAATTGAAGAATCTATAGAAAATAAAATGTTTGCAATATTAAAAAATCCTAATAACACAAGTGTCTATAAAACACCAAATGAGTATGAAGAAGATTTGAAAGTATTAATATCTCATATAAATGAATACAATTATGAAAGTATTCTTGAGAAAATGATAAATATCTTCAAAGATTATGTTCGAGAGTATTATCTTTATGATAATAATCGTAGAGGGAGATATTGTATGTTTGGTATATTGATGAACGAGTATTATAATCTAATAAAATATAGGATGAAATACGAATTAAAAGAAGAAGATTTTAATGAAGAAGATGATGATATCTATGATATTATTGTGAATTATGATTATAAAGCATAATAAATATTAATTATAATTTATTGTAATTTATGATATTTACATATATATTTTTTAATTTGAAATTGTATTTTTTACAATAATACAATGTTACAAAAATACTAAATTGAAAAATATTCTAAAAATATAAAAAATGACTATATTTTTTACTACCTTTTTTTACATAACTTATTCAAAAAGTTAGAAAACTAAATATGTCATCAATTACTCTTATGTATGTTATTGATACAGAAGTTTCTCTTGGATACAAAATATTTGGCGATAACAAAGATCACACTATTGTATGTATCAGTAATACTTGCAGATTATTAAATAAAATTACAAAGGAAGAAAATGCAAAGCATCGCGAGAAATATTTTGCGATTGTCGATCTTCCCAAAAAGATCAAAAAATCTATTAAAATGTTAACTTATATTAATCTTGGATTTAGATATAAGAGTGAAAAATATATATCAAATGTCGAAAAAAATTATGTTGATGATTATATGATTGGTTTTAATATGGATAGAAAAGAGTTTGGATTACACTATCAAATCACAATAGACGCTTTAGGTGAGCAAATAAATAATAACAATAAATATTATGATAATATTCTTCAACAAATGATAACAGAATTCTTAATTTGGTTAAAGTTTACCAGAATTTATTATACATCACAAGAATTCATATGCGATTTTCATACAACTATGATGATAAATACATATACATTTATAAAATGTGGTATGAAATATACATTGACTAAAAAAGATTTTGAAGGAAAAGAATATGTTTTATCCGTTTTAGAAAACTTATTTGGCAATGATCATAGAATAATAGAGTAAAGGAATAATGTCATATATATTTACATATATATTTTTTAATTTAATAGTTAAAAAAATATAAAATATAAAATATTATGTTATTACATTTATATATAACTTATTAAAGAATATTTAGGGAATAAAGGGTGCTGCTAAGAATTTTTTTCTTTCCATATTAATTTCTGCACCCTTAAGAGTATGGGAACAATTCATATGTGTAACGGCAGAATCTTTTGAAATCCTAAAGCGAACAGGAATTACAACTCTTGTAGTATAATTTGCATAATTAAAAGTTGAAGTAACAGACGAAGATGTAGCGCTATGTCCATATCCTACTCTTGCTGCAACACTATTATCTAGAATAGATCTAGTAATACTGCGAGAGACACCCCCACTTCTCATATTGCTACCTCTACTAATTTCTTGCGTAACCTCTTTTTCTTTCTGAAGAACCATAAATGTCAAATACATTAAACCTGATGATTCAGAAGTTTTTTCAATTCCAATTTCTTTTTCATCTTCAGCGATCTCTTCACCCATAATCTTAGCGGATGAAGTTGTCCATTGATATTTTGCCTTTGCATTTTGATAAAATGTTTTTTCATAATTACTAGTATGTTCATATGGTTTTTTTACAGGAATTGACCACATAACACCATCTCTATCAATATTAAAAGGTGTATAATTTTTTTGTTCAAGATATTCAGGTTCTTCAAAATCTAAAGCAAATCCAAGAGCATATTCGCAATTATTATTATAACGAGAATAAATATCTAGGTTATCAATTCTAATTACGAAGGGACCTTCGTCTGCTACAACATAATAACATTTAGAATCATCATTCTCAATGGTTTCAACTTCATAATTTTTAGTAAATTCCTTGAGTTCTCTTTCATTAGAGAAGAGAAGACTGTCTTTACCTTTGCCAAATAAAATATTGAAACTAACATTGATTTTATCAGTTGTCGTATTGATATCCTCGTTATAAGCATTATAAGATATTGGGATATTATTACTAATTTTAGTAGTGGAAGAGGCATTGTTGATAGAAGAGTTCTGCGACATTGCAAATGAGTAATTAATTATAAAAATGCTAACTATCAATTTTTATATTTATTAGTAAAAATTATATATATTTTATTTATATATATTTTATTTATATATAAATTAATATGTTCAAATAATAACAAAAATAATAAAAAATTGATATTGACGATTAAAATAATAATCATTCGATTAAAACTGATAATTAGTACACTACCAAGAGTGTAAAAGACTTTTATAATATACAAAAGGTAATACTTCAAAACCACTTCAAAAACTAAAAGAATCTTTTAAAGAAAAATGCCTATGTTTGAAGATCGTGCTATGTTGAGCAAGTATTCTAGAAAAATTCATAACGAAAATCCTAATATTACTCGTGCCGAGTGTATGAAAATTGCACTTAAAAAACTTAGAAATGATAAACAGATGAGAGCATTTATTCACAATAAATCTTCTCTTATTAAAAAGAATAATCCCGAGTTATCATATAAGCAGTCTATTATGACTGCTCTAAATGAATGGAAGAAATTTAACTAAAAAATGTTAGGATTTTATATACCATATTATATATTTTTTATTTTTATTATTATATCGTTATATATTTCTTATAAATATATAAGATATATATTTATATTATATATAAATAATGTATCAAACAACGATAAGAAATAAAAAGAAAAGTACAAATATTGTTAAAAACTATATTATAGATGAAGAACATGAAGAGTACGCTCTATCTATAAAGTTATTAGGAAATTGCAGAGTATCTTTAATAACAAATACTGGAAATGATGTAATAGGAATAATTAGGGGAAATATGCGTAAGTTTAATAAACGCGTGCTCATTGAAGTTGGAGATATTGTCGCTATTTCTAAAAGAGATTTTCAATCTAATAAAGTAGATATTGTCCATAAGTATAATTTGGAACAAACGCAAATGTTAATAAATAACAAAGTATTATCTGATGTTTTAATCAATAATTATTATAAAAATTCTCATAAGACTGATAAATGCGATGATACACATATAATTTTTGACAAGAAAGACGAAAAAGATGCGGATAAAAATACAAATTCAACTGATACATATGTTGAAATTAAATTTTCTAGCGAAAGCGAAGAAAATGATAGTTGCGAAGAGGATATAGATGATATATAAAGAATATTAAAAGAATATATTATATAATGAAACACTATTGGATTAACATAGACGAATGTATTGTTAGAAATGAATTTATGAATTTACAATTTAATGAAAGAAATATACCTAATACTCGTATAAGTGCCGTAACTCCTTCTAAACTTTTTAATTATGATATTAAAATGAAAGAAGGCACATCTATTTCTAATCCTGCGGAAATATCGTGTATAATATCTCATTTGTTAGCAATTAAAAAAGGATACGAAGATGGTGACAATTATTTTTGCATTACTGAAGATGATATTATAACTGAAAAAGTAGATTTTAATAAAATATTTAACTATATTGAACAAGAAGAAAATAGAGTTAATGAAAAAATAGAAGTATTACAATTACATACAAGTAGTCATCCGTGTGTTTGCAAATTATTCAATGATTATTTTATAAATAACAAAATAATTATAAAAAGCAATAATACATATCCTTCTGCATGTTATTATTTAATTTCTAGAGAAGGTGCAAAAAAGGTATTAGATAAGTATTTATCAATAATTGACAATAAAATATCTATAGATTTATCTCAAGGAGAATGGTATGTCGCTGATAATATAATATACATAACACTTAATACGTATATTTTAACATACCCTATCATATATACAAATATAAAATTAGGAAGCACTATACATCCTGACCATCTTATAAATCACGAAAATTGCAATATTATTATTAAAGAAATGTGGGAAAAAAATAATTTCTTAAATTTATTTTTTTAGTTTCAACATTTATTTTTTATTTTTACTAACACAACTATTATCAGTATAGCTGCCGGGCATATAACTATGATAATTTCCTTCATCGTCTTTAAATGATTCGCGTTGCAATCTCTTGCTATATTTAAATTCTAGTTTTGATAATTTATCTTTATCATATAAGGTCATTATTATAGTTTGTAAAGGAGCGTCACCCCATCTACAATAAAAAATATTTCCATTTTCATTAATCTTATTTATTATCTGTTTAATTTCAGGAGATTTCCATACACTTGTTCTAATCACCGAAAAATTATTATAATACATTATGGGCATCGCCATATTAACACTATTATCTTTGTATTCTTCGCAATTTAATGCTAAATATAATTTTTTAAACCTATCAAAATGAGGGTTTGATTTATCAAGTGTATGTTCCATAAATAATTCATTTATTTTATCAATCTTTTCGGGCAATATTTTTTCAAAAAAGGGTTTCATTTCATAATTACATATACTGCAATCAACGTGTATAATATTTGACATATAGTTAAAATTCTTTTCATCTATGATTTTAAATATATCATAATTAATAGATTCTTCAATTATACTATCATCATCAATACGCATAATATAATCATAATTATCACAATATTTAATAAAATTATTTATCCAGAAATTGCACATTAACCTATAATTTTTATTTCTCCAATAAGGAACTGGTGCTGAATTTATACATCTATTCATTTTATCTTCATCTATATATTTGGGAATTTCAAAGTCGCTTTTATCTATCTTTTTAAATTCAATAAGATATCTACAATCTTTGCGAATAGAAGTATTAATTTCATTTATTGCATTATTGTCATAATCTCCTTCGTGTAATATAATTACAGGATATTTATACTTTGCATTAAAGTTTTTAAATAAAAAATATAAAGTCGTCTTTAAATATATCTTGCGTTCAATAGTATTTTGTGTCAAAATTAAGATTGCAGATTTAGACATATTATTATATATTATATTTATTATATTTGCCTTATATATTCATCTTATTGTATAAGTTATATTTATTATATAATTTGTAATTATCTATACTTTTTTTAATGGTTATATCATTTATCAAAAGAGCACTACTATATAATATAATGTCGCAATCTAAGTTCTTATTAATATAAAAAGGACTATCTATTGTAATCTCACGTACATCTAATCTTTTAAAATCATATACCTTCTCATTAATATGAAAGGATATGCTATTTTTATCTATAATTAAACCTATAAATATAGCGGGTTCATTTAACATCGCTTCAGATATGTTGTTTATATAATATTTATATCCATTTGTTAAAATTTCTATATTATATTCTTTTTTAGTATTCAGGTTGTAATCTTCGTCAACATTAATAAGACCATAATTATCCACAATATTTACGATTTTATCATTATTATTTTTTTGTTTATTAGAATGCATTATATTTATTGAAATTATATCATTATAATAATCATTTATCGTTAGTAAATTGCCATTTATTATATTGTTCATTTTTAAAGTAAATAAAATACCTAAATTATTTATAAATGAGTTATAATTATTATTAAATGCAATTGATACGTTATTTAGATTATACCCATATACATTTGGATTTAATATATATCTGTTTTTTAATGGTTGTTTACTTACAATAATATCATTAATATATTTAGAATTATTATCTAGTTTCCACTTTAAACCCTCTATATTTTCTAGCGTACTTTCATTTTCATAAGAAGAAATCAAATATATCAATGATGGTGTTTTTATAAAACTATTTATCCTATATTTATCCTTTATATTTTCATCATATATATTATAACGATCATCTTCTTCTTTTATAAAATCGCTGTTTTTTAAATCGTCATAAGTTAATATATTTAATTGTTGATTTTTTTCATTTTGATAATCTAAGTTATCATATTCATCGCGATTCTTAAAATGTTCTGCAATATTATCTTTTCTGTCATTAATAAGAAATATATTTTTTATTTCAGCAGAGTACAATATTAATAAAGTTGATATAAGAATGCCAAAAAACAAACCTATAATATATGTAAATAAATCTTTCATTATATTCTATTATATCTTAATAAAAACAAAGTTTATAAATATATATAAGAAATAATATAATATTATTATTTATATATGGAAGATAGTTTAAAACTTAATAATATGGATTTTATGACATTTTTAAACAGTATGAATAGTATGGGAAAAATTAAGAAAAAAAAGAATTTAAAGAAAGTTTCTATCAAAGAAAAATCCAAAAAAAGGAAAGATACAGAAGAAGATTGTAAAGAATGTAATGAAGGCGAATTAGATGATATATGCGAAATTAACGAAGAAAGTAGTGATGCAAATGAAGAAGACGCAAAAGATAAAGAGAATATAGTAAATAAAACTATAAAAGATGATGAAGACGACGAAGATGACGAAGATGACGAAGATGACGAAG